TAAATATATAGAGCCACCTAATCTATTTTTTATTGTTGCAGTATGACTATTTGTTGATTTAATAATACAAAGTTGTCCATCAGTATCAGAACTTGAAAAGTTTGAATTACCGCCAGATTTAAGAAAGTTACCACCGGAAGAGTTTGCATAGTTTAACCAAACTAAAGCTCCTGAACCTGTACCACCTTCATAAACACTTACTAAAGAACTACCTGCTGTATCTACAAAAATAGAAACAGAAGAATCATCTGCTAATGATATATAAGCTGGTACTTCAATTTTTACCATACCATCACCAGCAGTATTTCTAAGAATACCTGTACTAGTTATTCTGAAGCGTTCTGTACCGTTTTGTTCATATAACAGCTCACCACCGCTAGCAGCCATAAGTTTCATACCTGTGCCATCACCACGAATATGAACTGTGTTGTTACTTACTTGATTTGCTCCTGCTCCACCATTCCCTAATTGTATTCTTCTGTCTGAACCACCTGATAAATGAAGATTACCTACACTTGTTAATCTCATTTGTTCATATCTTGTGTCATTTAAAGCAGTATCAAATTGAAGGTTACTGTCTGTAGCAGAAGCATCATCCCAATCATCATCTTTACCAGCAGTAATTCTGGCTGCATCTCGGATAGTTCCTGCACGACTAAGTTTAAAATTGATTGCTACTTCTTGTCCTGTTTCTCCTGAAGCATGGTCAGTATTTGTAATTTGCAAGGCTTGTAATAATCCATTGTCTGCTGAACCTGAAATTTCTACTTTTGTTTCAGGACTTGTAGTTCCAATGCCAACATTTTCTGCACTTGTAATAGTTATAGCAGTAGCGTCACTACTATCTGATATTCCGGGAGTGCTTGATAATTCTGCAGGTATTTTAGTTGTCATTTATATCTCCTAAAAATATGTTCTATCATCTGACATATATTTTGGTTGTGGATTTATCAGATTAGATTTCATTTGCTTCATGCCTTTTTTATAATCTTCTAATGCAAAAGCAGCTTGTTGAGGACTTTCTTTAAACTGCCAAACATAATATCTAGCTCTAGCTGTTATTACATTTGCATATTGGTCTGGTAGAACTATAGTGTCACTAAACGCTGATAGTTCTGTAGGCTTGTTGTAGCCATAAAAATGTACGTTATAAACTTTGTCAGGTATAGGACTTAGCCCAAACTTTCTATGGTCTGGACTACGTATTACATAAACAGGCTCTCCATAAGCTTGAGTTGATGCATCATCACTATTCTCACTATCTCTGTAATACCTAGTCCACTCATCTAATGTTAAAAATCTTAACCCTTTTGAAACAAACGGTGATGATTCTCCAGACACACTAATAGTTGTGATGTAAAAATCATCCCAATCTATTGATGCAAAGTCTGAAGTAATGTCACTACTACCATCTTTTAACAGATACCATCTAGTACCTGCAGTAGTTGCTACAGTTGTATTACCATAAAAAGGGTCTGTCTCACCACTAGCACCTGCCGAAAAGAAAGGTAACTGTGGTTCTTCATTAGCAATATCGTTTATAGATTTGTTAATAGAATTTTTAACAAACGCTTGTATGCCTGTAGCGTCTCCAAAGTTTGATGAAGTTAAGACAACTTCGTTCAACTCTCTGAGGACTTCATTCGTCAGAGTTAGGAATGTTTTAGCCATTATTTACTATGTATTTTTTGTATTGCAAAGTTAGCAGTTAAACTTGCACCTTTATGAGGAACAAACTTACCTTTATGCTTCATCAATTTAAAGCTACCATTTTTTTGTTTCATCCAATGGTAGCCTTTAGGTGCTTTTACTTTCATGTTTATACAGGTTTTTGAACTTCCATAACAGCGTCACCACCTTTAAACATGCCAATTCTGTCCATGTTATTGTGTGGTCCACCATGCTTAGCTTGTTTACGCATACCTTCACCACCATACACCATTCCTTTTCTTTTCTTTTTATCTTTTTTCATTCCGTAATGTCCGGGCATTTTATTTCTCCTCTTTGTTTTGTTCGTATTCAAATCTCATAGTATTATGACCTACCATCTCTGAACACTTTTCTTCTTTTTCGTGTATTGTTTCGTAATATTGTATTTTATTATCCATTGTGTCTCCTTAAAAAAGGAGGAGTCCGAAGACTCCCCCAGTTTTATTAGTCTACTGTGTAGAAAGCTGATACTAAAGCTTCAGGTCTTAAAACCTTAGCTCCGTATACATGCAATCCTCTTACGATATCACCGAAAGAACTAGGGTCTCTTAGAACCTCAGTTGAGATGATAGTTTGAGCAGTTGCAGTAGAAGAAATGTGACCAGCAAGAATCTTACCAGTAGCTGTACTAGCAGCAGCAACATTGTTAGATTTGTACATGTCAAATCCTCTTAGTTTACCACTAGATACAAGACCATTTCTTATAGAGCCTTGACCTGCGTTAAAGTCTACGCTTAAAAGCTTAGAACCAGATTGAGAAAGCTCATTGTAGAATGAAGGCGGTGCAACGAACCATCTTCCTTCTTCAGGAACGCTTTGCTCATCAAGTAGCTTAGCCATGAATGCCATAACGTCTAATGGGTCAGTTCCAGTACCATCAGAACCTGTAAGGTCGATAGAGTTAGAACCACCTTGATGCTGACCCATAGTTTGAGTAGCAGCAGATGCATCCGCACCTAAAACGTGGTCAGGTGAAGATGTAGAAACTCCAGAGAACATAGAAGCTATAACAGCAGCATCATATGAATCTCTCAATGCATATGCAGCAGATGAAGTAGCAACTTCTTTGAAGTTAACGTGTGACATGTTAGTTTCAATATCATCTACGATGAATTTGAAAGCCTTTGCACTATCTACAACCAAAGTTAACTCTTGGTCAGTAAGTTTAGTAGCAGTAGTGTCAGAACCTCTTGTGTAATCAGAAACTGAAATTACAGGTTCTTTAATAATCCTAACTGAGTCTCCGAAAGCAGAAATCTCACCGGCATAGTCGGTGTTAGTAATAGCTTCAACTACCGAGGCTTTTCTGAAAAAGTTTAATACCTTTTTCGAGTAAATTTTAGGTAGGAAAAAACTATTGGTCTGTCCACTTACGGAGTTTGCAAAGTTAGCATCAGTATCAGTACTTGGTTCAAAAAATTGAGCCATGATAATACTCCTTTGTGTTTATAGTTTATTTAACGATTCTACCTTGTTGCATGGCTTCGCTGATTTCACTTTCGTATTTATCAAACTCATCCATACTCATGGCAGCAATCTCCCTTTCCGACCAAACCTTTTCTGATTTAGGTTCTACAGCAGTTGTTTTTGTAGATACCATATCAGCAGCCGATTTAGTCTTAGAAGATGACTTAGTTTCTTTTTTAGGAACGTCAATACCTTTGTCTTTTTTAAATAAATCTATAGCTCTACTAGCAAGGTCAGCATCATTAGCATTGTCATAAATCCATTTCTGAATAGATGATGGTTGCTCTTTTGCCCATGTATGAAAATCATCACTGTTTCTAATATCATCAAAATCAGGATGTCTTTCTACTAACCTTTTTTCAGCTTCTTGTTGTGCTATTTGCTGTTCACGTTCTTGGAGTTTACTAAGACGTTCTTCTAGAACTTTTGCCTTAGATTCACTTTGCATATGAGCAACAGTTTCTACAACTTCGTAAACATCAGGATAATTTTGTTTAAACTCTTCAAGTTCTTCTACAGTTTTTGGAGCTTGATATTCAGTTCTATTTTTAGTAGCTTCATCTAACAGCTCTTGCTCTCTAGATTTAAACTCATTAAGTTTATTATCATAATGTTTTTTTAAGTCATCGTAGCGTTTTTTATAATCTGGTTTTTTATAAGGTTCATCCTTAGGTGCATCCAAATTATCTACTTCTACGTTTCCTACTTGCTCTGCTTCGTTAACATCGCTTGATTTGAATAATTTATTCTTCTCAGACGGGTCTTCAAAATAGAGCTGGTCTGCTGATTTAAAAGGTTCATCAGTACCTTCGTGCCAAGATTTTTTTAAATTATAAGGATTGGCTTGTTCCTCATTTGAGACTTCTTCAGTCATTTTCTTACCTCCTACTCAGGGCTTCATTAACAAGGTAGCTGCGGTGTGCACTTGCAGGGCTTGTCTTGTAAAGGTAGCCTTTCAAAGTTGATTTAATGTAAAGTGCCGATAAATCGGGTAGCTTTACTCCTATTGCATTCTTGGGTTTGTGCCTCTCATGTCTTGGATAGTTTTCTCGTCTTGCATGACTTCTTCCTCATCCTCTTGCATAGGGTCAGCAAATCTACGAGTTGTAGTCGTAGTTTCACTTAGCACTCCCCCTTCCTGCATTCCTTGTCTTTCATCTGCAGCAGCTTCAGCTTCTTTCATCATAGACATTAATCTGTCTGCTCCGATTTCTTCTACAGCTTTTGCAGTAAAGACAAATTCCCCATCCGATAACCTAGCAGGTATCGAATCGGAGACTTCCGTGCCCGGTCCTTCAACAGGACCAGAGCCTGAAAATTCCATTGCAACTTCCATAACTTTGTCAAATAACATACTAAGTTGTGG